TCTGTGTAAACCTGCAGTGCTTGAGTTTGGTATAGCAATTCTCCTAATAGTACCGTCATTGGCAAGTGCGGATAACTCTGCAAAAATAACCCCCTCTGAATCATTAAACGTATTAGCATCTCCTGCTCCGTTTGCAGTTTCTGCTGCACGAGTGGCAGAACCTCCGATATTGGATTTGATATAGCTTGTTTGATAGCTTCCTTGTTCGATTTGTGCTCCCCAAAAATACGCATAGTCCCCAATTCCAATATAGCTTTCATCATTTGCATAATTAGCTAACCCAAATAAAACATTAGTTGATGCATTAGCATTTGCAGTTCCTACAACTGTGCATCTATACCATCCATTGCCATAATCCTCAATGATTGCATTTCCTATACTTTCTAAAGAAACAGTCCCATTATCTAAATCAAAATAGCATTTTGCTCCCCAAGTTGCAGGATTCCCTGCTCCTATCCACACTCTACTTGCAGTTCCTTTTTTAGCAAAAATAGTTGCAGTATATGTTTGACCACTTACAAAAGTAGTCCCTTCCCCTAAAACGTGGAACCCATCTGTTGCATTGTCTGTTAATCTACTTGCATTTAAAGTTCCATCAGGTGAAATAATATCATTACTGATAACAGTTATATTTGTTTTATACCAAACAGATTCTGTAAAATCTTCCGAATAAGCAACTAAATTAGTCCTTGCAGGCTCTAAAAGGTGACTTGGGCATCCATTTACAACCCCATCAATCAAAGGATAGTTTAATCTCGATTGCCCACTTGCAACGGTTTCTATAAGTCCGTTTTTGTTTACTCTTGTCGCTGCGCTTGCTCTTGTAAAATCAAAATCCCCTACACCATCAGAAGGTAATACGGAATAAAATTTAGTGCCTTGCGCTGCTGGGATTAATGCTAGTTTCGGTTTTGCCATTTCTATTGTTTTAAATCTTGTAATCCAGTTAGATGAGTCCAGTCAGCAATACATTTCTTGGCTTCAACTTCTTGCCTTTCGTTCATTTTAAACTGACCACTAAAAAATTCTGTTTTTGTTCCTATTGATGAAGCCGTTTCTAAGGCAACCCCCCACCAAGTGCTATCATATATCTCGTTTGCCACTATATTTGTTTTTTATCTTATTAATTAAAGTATTTGCATCGTTATCTTTTCCGTTAGAAGTTTTTGCTTTAACGTATTTTTGCATTTTTATTATATTCTCTTTTTTAACCTTATACATCTATAAAACAAAACTTACAAAATTAGCTGATTTATCAGGGTACATATCGTCATTGACATTATTATAATACTCTGGAAATTTAGTACTAGCGTTAAAACTCATATAATCAATAAAACGTCTAGTGTAAAAATCCGCAAACGTTCTGTATCGCTGAGTTAAAAAATCAATATCCGCTTTATCTGGAATTTCTGCATTTTCGCTTGTATGTTTGAATATACCTCCGTTTTTAATAGAGAAGCTACTAAAAGGAATATAATCGACCATCGCAAAAGCAATACACATAGGCTGAATAAAATCGTTTACTAGGTTTAAATAATCTCCAGTAAGCGTATTATTTGTTATGTCGTTTGAAATTTTGTTATACAAATTACTTCCGAGAAAATTCTGAACGTGCATTTGCTGAGCAATGGAAATAAAAGGCATTAGTTTATCTACATCAAGATTGCCGTTTATAAAGCTGCTTCTTTTAACGTCTTCGGGATTAACAAAAATTGGTGTTGGATTCATATCTATTTTCTATAATTAGGATCAAGACTCCAATAATTGTTTCCGCTTTCTGCAATTTGAGCGACCTCTTTCGGATTCTCTGGCAGTCTAGCTTCGTCTCTTAAACTAGGATCAATTTCATTTATCAATCGTCTAGCTTCGTTTACTGAAATGCTTTTATTGTTTTTTCTTAAATATGTTTTACGCATCCAAAAATGCTGGCAGTTAACCCCGCCTTTGTATAAGAATGCGTTGTAACTAGACGATCCGCTAGGTGCAAATTCGCTATTAGCACTTGTTTCTTTGTCTAAGTCCTCGTATCGGTATATTTTAGCAGCGGATACCATTTTATTACAAAACTCCCTAGAGTTGCTTGACGTTCTTAAAGGCGCGTATTGATACCTTACCTTAATGATACTTGTATCTTGTTCAGAAGTCTCACTAGGCGAGCTAGAAATGACTGAAGCAAGGTTTAACGCTCCGTGAATACGTCTTTCGTTATCTCCCGCTGGTCTTTCGTCTATAAGTTCCCATTCGTCTAAGTCTTCATCTTCACCAACTTCGCTAAGATCATTTAACGCTTGCGTCATTAATTCTTGCACCATATCAATAGGCACACAATTATCGCCAACTAATTCGTGACCGTCTGGACAGTTTTTTGATAAACCTATTTCTTGTGTTGGATCAACCTCTTCCTCTTCTCTCTCTTCTTGAGTATAAGAAACAAACTCTAACGGTTGTAACGATTTAAAGAATAATCTTAATGATATATCGTTAAAGGCTAAAATTTTATCAAACGAATCAATTAGCAAGTCTTGAAACGGTCTTATTGTTGTATTGTCTAACAAAATTGAAGCGGTAATCAATTCATCTTTATTTGATCCTAAACCCGTTTTGTCTTTAATACCTAAAAGCATAGGCGATACAATTCGGTGGGCAATTAAAATTTTCTCAGAACTTTCTGAACTCAGAAACTGATACTGGTTGTGAGCATCTGATAATTGAATAGGCGTAAAAGTACCCTCGTTTTCTTTAGAGTCGTTAAACTGCAAAATAAACTTGCCCGCATTAGAGCTTGATCCCCATTTTTGTTTAATAGTATTTTCAATTATTTGTCTTTCTTGTTCGTCTGGGACTCCATTATTAAACGATATCATAGCTCCTGGAGCCAAGCCATTTTTGACATTTGAAATATGGTAATTTCCAATCTCCATTTCAAGCTCACAATAAGCTATTCCCGAAGCGTAACTTGGTGGCGAATAGTAATAATAACCCGAAGTGTATGGTTTAATAAATAATATTTCAATTTCTTCATTACTCATTCCAAACGAAGGGATTCTTTCGTGATTGTCATTAGGTCTAGCATCTGACCAGTCAGCGCAATAATAATAAGCCTCTATTTCTCCGTCTTCATTGCATTTTTCAGCTCTAAGTGTTTCTACTGGAAAATGACTGACCTCTACAATTTTTGTGTGATCGGAATTGTAAATCACTTGCATAGCACATTGACCGAGTAGTTTTAAATCGTGAGCTACTTTACGGACATCGTCATCTTTAAATAAAGACTTCATTTGTGCATAGGCTTCAGGTTGTAAATTTGCGTTTACCGCATCTAACCCTCGACCGAAAACCATTTGACTAATCCCGTTTATACAAGCTCCGTTTGTTGGTGATCCCTCGTATAAATCAATAAGACGCTGAAAATAATTATTGTCTTCACCAAAACCCACCCAGTCACGATTTTTGTCTTCGGTAATTAAAGGCGAGGTATAGGCTTTTAAATTTACTACATTTATCATAGTGTTATGTATTGATTATTTCTAGAGTTTTCCGTTATATAAACCCCTTGATTTATAGTATAATAATCATTTATACTTTGATTAATTTCTTGATCGGTGCAAAATATTTTATCCCTATAAATTATCTCTGATCCACTTAAAACCGTTAGCTCATAAAACCTACCCTCTAAAAGAGAAAGTGTAAGAGAAGCCACATAATAGTCGCTAGATACGGTAAAAGGAACGTTGTAAGTAGTCGAACTGTTTAATGTTTCGTCTCTTAGTTTAAAATCTATATTCCCAACAACCGTTTTTCTAGGTATAAATTTCACATCTTGTGATTGTGAACTTGTTGTAAGTATTTTCATATTAGTATAACGTAATATTTTATTTTTTTGCAAAAAAAAAGGGCAGCCAAAAGCCACCCTTAATTTTAAGTATAACCTACTTAGGGATTAATCTGCGTTGCGCTTTCATTAGCGGTCACAACGGTTGCGTCAACAAAATACGCTGGTAGCGTTTCTTGCCCACTAAACACTAGTGTAAATCCTGAAAGTTCTGACATTGCTGATCCAGTTACGATTGACCCGCCCGAAATGTCCGCTCCGTGAACTGCGCCAATAAGGAAATAATTCCCGTTGTAGTCCTCGACAAAAACGTGCGGTCTTGCGACTGCAATAACTCTGATCTCTTCTTGCGTTGCTAAATCTAATTTAGTAAGCGTCAAGTTCAAAGTTTGCTCGTAAAAAGTAGTTCCAGACGCTCTATCGCTAGTGATAGCTTGCTCTAAACTTGAATTTCCTTTTACGTCAAATGCAAATAAA